AACAGCTCTAAAGAAGCAATCATTGACTTGTTAGATGGTCGTATGCAAGTTTCAGAAGCCCGCTTGTTGAACCGTATTTCTGGTGACTTGTATGGTAACGGTACAGGCAACGGAGGCAAAAATTTAGATGGACTCGGGGCTGCCGTGGCCGTTTCTCCTAGCACTGGCACATACGGTGGTATCAACCGCGCAGTATGGACTTTCTGGCAGAACCAAATCACTACAGGGGCTACTTCTGCAAACATCTTGTCAAAAATGACTGACGCTGCTATCAAACAGATTCGTGGCACAGACAAAGCTGATTTGATTGTTGCTGGTAACACAATGTATTCCTACTATGTAGGCGCATTGCAGTCTATTCAGCGTATTGCTGCTGAGGAATCTGGCGCTGCTGGTTTTGCATCCCTCAAATTCTACGGTGGCGGTACTTCAGCCGATGTAGTATTAGGCGGTGGTTATGGTTCACAAGAAACAGCTACTTATATGTATATGCTTAACACCAACTACATTTTCTTACGCCCACACAAAGAGCGTAACTTTGTACCTATCGGTGGTGAGCGTCAATCTATCAACCAAGATGCCATCGTTAAATTGTATGGCTGGGCTGGTAACTTGACTACATCTAACAGCTTCTTGCAAGGCTTGTTGACAACCTAATAGATTGGGCGAAAGCCCTTTCTAATTTTGTCTATTTAACATTTAAGGAAAATATCATGGCATATACCATTACCCCCCTATCAGGGATTGATTTTAACGATACACAAACTGTTGCAGAATTAGCAGCTAACGGCACTACAGTACCAACATTTGGTCCTTTGGGCGCAGAAGTATTTGGCTCTGATGGCCGTCGTTATGTATGGGCAACTGCAGGTGCAGCTATTACAGCTTCAACAGCAACTTGCTCTATCAACGCTTCAACCTTTGTAGCTACTGGCTCTGCTGGTACTTACTTAGCTCCAGCAGTCGCAATGGCTTCTGGTGATTATGGTTGGTTCTCAGCAGCTTCCGTTTAATAGGTTAACCCTCTTAAATTGAATATGTAGTAAAACTAGGGCTATCTCAAAAGGGTAGCCCTTTTTCTTTTTTTAATAACCCTAACCACTTAGGAGAAGTAAAAATGGCAATAGAAAGCGATATTCAAGGCGCAGATTCACGACTAGCAGTCCAATTCTATAAAAAAAGTATGAAACAAGAGGATGCTTCAAACGAAGCAGGCAGACCGATTTTTAAAGAATTTGATTTCGTAAGAATTATGATACCTGGCGACAATTTGACAGAAATTGATACTTACGCACAAGATTCACATAAACAGCGTTTTCCTCGTCAATGGGCGCATTATCAAAACCAAACAGCAGGACATGAAGATATTGTTGGCACACCTTTAGACCAATGGCCACAAGTTACTCGTAGCCAAGCTGAAGAATTGCGTGGACTTAAATTTCACACAGTAGAGTCTATTGCTGACTGCTCTGACCAACAACTTCAGAGAATTGGTATGGTTGCTGGTATGTCACCGCATAATTTTCGTCTAAAAGCTAAGGCTTTCTTGAATTTAGCTAATGATTCTGCTGAAGTAGCACAAAGAGAGGCAGAATTGCAAGCATTAAAAGAAGAAAATGCTAAAATTAAGTCTGAAACAGAGGCGAAGCTGGCTGCTATGCAAGAGCAGGTGTCGGCACTACTTGCGACTGTTGTGAAACCTAAAACACGCAAACCGAAAGTAGTAGAGGCCTAATATGTCCCAAACGATGCTTCAAATGGTGCAACAGACAGCAGCCGAGTTAAACTTGGCTGTACCTTCTTTTGTAGTCGGCAATACATCTCAAGATGTGCAGCAAATTCTTGCATTGATGAATGGCTCTGGCTATGACTTGCTAAAAGAATATGATTGGCAAGCACTCCAGGTGCAGTATCGTTTTTACACACAATCTTTAACTGCTAATGCCACAACTGTTAATGGTTCTACTACATTAACTTTTGAGGCAGGCACAGATTTAAGCGGTGTTACAAGCCAATGGCAATTATCAGGCTATAACATCCCGCAAGACACTTATGTTGTAAGCGCAAATAACACCACAAAAGTAGTCGTTATGAGTCAACAAGCTAGTGCTAGTGGCATTGGGTCAGTAGTCTGCGCTCAAACTGCTTATGACTTGCCTGCTGACTTTGAAACAATGACTAACAGGACTCATTGGGATAAATCCAAGCATTGGGAAATGTTAGGGCCAGAAGATGCACAACAATGGCAATGGCTAAAGTCTGGTTATATCTCGACAGGCCCTAGAGTGCGTTGGCGTATTCTTGATAATCAATTCTGTATTTGGCCTATTATGAATACTCAAGAGTATTTAGGCTGGGAATACAGAAGTAAAGGTTGGGCAAGAGCAGCAGACGGCACAGTAAAGAATAGCTTTACTGCTGACTCAGACACAACTGTTTACGATGACAGACTATTAGTTTTGTTTACTAAAATGAAGTATTGGGGCATTAAAGGCTTTGATACTACAGTCGTTGCACAAGACTATCAGCGTGTATTAACTATTGCTAAAGCTAACGATAAAGGCGCACCTAATTTGTCATTTGCACCGCAACCAAGCAGAGTGCTTATTGGTTACGCTAATATACCTGACACAGGCTATGGCTCATAATGTTATTACAGAGAGCTAAACAAAACACAGCTAAAACTGCTTCTGTGCCAGCGCCTATTGGTGGCTGGAACGCAAGGGATTCTCTTGCAAACATGAGTCCTACAGACGCAGTCCAGTTAGTAAATTGGTTTCCAACCCCAACCGATGTTACTATGCGTAAGGGCTATACCGTCTCCTCTATACTGACTACTTCTACAGGCGTCAAAATAATTAGCAGCATTACTCATGCAGACACATTAGCTACTTTAACTACAACTACAGCGCATGGCTTAATAACAGGTGCTTATGTTTCAATTACAGGCACAACACCAGCAGCTTATAGCGGTGTTTACAAAATTACTGTTACTAGCACTACTACTTTTACTTATTCAACTTTAACTGTACCCGCTACTAACGCAACAGTAGTAGGCTCGTACTTAAATCAAGCTACAACCCCTGTAAAAACGCTAATGAATTACACAGAAAATAGCAGCTACAAGCTATTTGGCGCAGCAGGCACAGATATATGGGAAACTAAACAAAATCCTGCTGTTAAAGTATTTAGCGGCATTACTAGCGACAAATTACAGTCAGTAAATTTAAGCAATCAAGCAGGTCATTTTTTAGTAGCGTGTAATGGCGTTGACCCTGTAATGATTTACGATGGCAGCGCATGGTTTTATGTAGCAACAACAACTACTGCTTCTACAATTTCAAGTATTGCTCGTACAAGCCCGTCTGCTACTGCAACTGTAACAACTGCAACAGCACACGGCTTAATTACAGGCAATAGAGTAACTATTAGTGGTGCCTCTGAAAGCACTTTTAATGGTACTTTTGTTATTACAAGAACAGGCGCCAACACTTTTACTTATACCTCTACAGGCACTTCTACAGTCACTTCTGTAACAGGCTCTTATACCACTATTGGCATAACAGGTGCAGACTCAAGCACATTTATTGGCGTAAATTTGTTTAAAAATAGACTTTATTTTACGCAAAAAGACAGTATGACTTGCTGGTATTTACCAGTGGATTCTATTGGTGGCGCAGCTTCACCCCTTTATTTTGGGGGCATAGCTCGTAATGCAGGTTATTTGCAGGCAATGGGTACATGGACACTTGACGCAGGTCAAGGCGCTGATGACTATGCAGTATTTGTAACATCAATGGGTGAAGTAATTGTTTATAACGGCACAGACCCTAACAATGCTGACACATGGGTGTTAAAAGGCGTCTGGCAGCTAGGTCAAACATTCAGTCGTAGATGTTTTTTTAAGTGGGCAGGTGATTTATTGCTACTTACTCAAGATGGTTTAGTGCCGCTTGCTTCTGCGCTGCAATCTAGCAGATTAGACCCTAGAATTAACTTAACCGACAAAATTTATTTCCCTATTAGTCAAGCTGCAAGTCTTTATTTTGCTGAATTTGGTTGGCAAATTAACTATTTTGCTGGCGAAAATATGCTTATTCTTAATATTCCTATTCCTAACGGCATAGAGCAATATGTAATGCACACTATTACTAAATCTTGGGCTAGATTTACTAATATTCAAGCGTATTGTTGGGAAGTAAGTGGTGATGCTGATATGCACTTTGGTGGCAATGGTTTTGTAGGTATTTTTTACTCAGCAACTTCTGATGATGGCGCAAATATTGCTGCAACCGCACAACAAGCATATAGCTATTTTGAAACGCCAGGTCAATTAAAACGATTTACTATGGTAAGACCCATTCTTCAGTCAACGGGCGGGGTGCCAAGCGTTTTATGCGGTATTAGCGTAGATTTTGACACTCAATCTCAATTAGGCGCAGTTTCATTTAATCCTTCTACTCAATCTGAAGGTATTTGGGACACAGCTAAATGGGATGGAAATGTCTGGGCTGGTGGTTTAATCACTACAAAGATTTGGCAAGGTGTTACAGGCATAGGTTATACAGGCTCTGTAAATCTTAATGCTGCAAGTCGAAATATTGAGCTGCATTGGGCTTCAACTGACTATGTAATGGAAGCAGGTGGGGTAGTTTGAGAAAAGTTACTACTGATAATCAGCAATACATGGGTGATTGGTTAGTAAGAATGATGAATTACCCATTACCTACAGAAACAGTATGTATAGGTCAAGAAGTAGATGGTAATTTAGCAGCAGTCGTAGGTTATTGTAGTTTTATGCCAAAAGCGTGCCAAATGCACATTGCGGCAGTAGATGAAGTGAATTGGATGAGTCGAGATTTATTGTGGGCGGCTTTCGATTATCCCTTTAATATTCTTGGAGTTAGCGTTATAATTGGGCAAATATGTGGCAGTAATGAAGATGCCCTTAGATTGAACCGACACCTTGGTTTTAAAGTGATAGCCGAAATCCCTGATGCTCACATGGATGGTGACTTAGTGATTATGGCTATGAGGCGTGAAGATTGTCGTTGGCTCGACATCAAATGCCCTTTAAGAACAGCAAGAGGAGAATGACATGGGTGGTGGTGGATTTCTAGGGTTAGGCCCAGCGCCAAGTGCGCCAGCAGCGCCCGATTATGTTGGCGCAGCACAACAAACTGCCGCAGGTAATGTGGATGCAGCTAGATTAGCTACTGCTGCAAATCGTGTTAATCAAGTCACTCCTTACGGCAATTTAGATTATTCAATTACAGGTGCTGACCCATACGGCAACCCTACTTGGACTGCTAAAACAAGTCTTTCTGATGTAGGTCAACAATTACTTAATAATCAAAATAGCACCAGCTTAGGTTTAGGCTCTGCTATTAATGCTCAACTTGGTCAAGTGCAAAACACAATGGGCCAAGGTTTTAACCCTAATATTCCACAGACTCAGACTTCTTTAGATAATCAAGGTGGCATGGCAGGTTGGGATAGAGCTAATGCGTTGCTACAACAGCGTTTGCAGCCACAAATGCAAATTCAACAAGAAAATCTTGATGCTAAATTAGCAAATCAAGGTGTAGTGCCTGGCACACAAGCGTATGACAGGGCTAAAATGAGCCTTGGTATGCAGCAAAATGATTTAATGAATCAATCACAGTTAACTGGTTTACAAGCTGGTAGCACGCTATTTAATCAAGGCCTGCAGGGCGCCCAATTTGGCAATCAAGCACAACAACAAGCGTATAACCAAGCACTTACAAATTACAATTTGCCATTAAATACATTGAGCGCATTGCGTAGTGGCTCACAAGTGCAAAACCCGTCTTTTGTAAATTCTGCACAACAAGCTACAACACAGGGCGCAGACATTTTAGGCGCTACTCAAATGGGCTATAACGCACAAATGGGTAACTTTAACGCACAGCAAGCAGCTCAACAAGGTATGAATAGTGGTTTAATGTCGCTTGGTGGCACTTTAGGCGCAGCAGCAATTATGTCTGACATACGCACCAAAGAAAACATTACCCAAGTTTATTGGTTGCCTAATGGCTTGCCTGTTTACACCTATGAATACAAGCCTGAATTTAAAGATGAAGCAGGGCATGGCGTTCATATTGGCGTTATGGCGCAAGA